GTTTAAAGAAGAAAATTTAGAAGGAGTTGCTCTTTTTCAAAAAGCACGAAATTTAAAATTAACTGAGTTAAATGAAATAGAAAACAATGAATTTAGAAGATTAGCAAACGAAGCAAGAGATAAAGGAAATATTTTTAATGTCCTTAGTTCTTTTTTAAATTTTACAGGCGACAAAACTGCAAAAGAATCTGGTGGGATTAATATTTTTAGAACAGTTGATGAAAAAGTATTTCAAAATCCTTCTTTAAATAAAGTATTATCTCAAGTTGATTTTGGTTCAATCGCAAGTCAATTTATTGATAAAGCTTTTGTTGAATCTTTAAAAACTGGAGATTCTTTAGAATTAGTTTATCAATCAAAAGCAAATGAAAAAAATAGAGTACGAGATGCTGTTCTTATAGGAAATTTTGCAGAAGATGCAAAAAATAAACGTGCTCAAATTTTAAAATTTATTCAAGATAGAGATGATGATAAAGATGCGAAAATATTAGGAGAACAAGAGTTAAAATATTTATTTACAGATATAACAGACGCAGAAAGAGAGATATTAACGATAGATGCTGGAACTTTAGCAGTTGGTTTAGACCCTAAGAATAGTGAATATGAACAATTTCAAAAAGGAGTATTTGAAGATACATATCAAAAAGATGGTAATATGACATTTAATCAATTTAAAAATTTTATGAGTGTATATGATAATAGATATCAATATGCTTTAGTATTAGCTGCTAGTGAAGGATTTACTGAAAATCCAGCAAAAGGTGTTAATCTATTTGGAAAAAGAGAGGGTTATAATCCTCAAGATGATGTTCCTACAGTTATTTATGATAGATACAAAGGTATTATTCCTTCATTATTGGGTCAAGGAATTGTAAGACCTACAAATAACAAAGAAAGTTATACTATTGATAAGCATTGGGGACAGCTATCTATTGAAAACAAAAAAAATATGTATGCAGCCGAAGTATTAAATATTCAAAATAATGATAAATTAAATGAAAAACAAAAAGAATTAAGATTAGCAGATTTGGATAGAAATGTTCCAAGTCCATATAATATGTCTGCTGAAGAGTTTATATTAAGTGATGAGTTTGAAAAGTATTTACAAACAGTCGGCAGAGCCACAATTATTGACGATAAACCGATTGATGTTACTGAAACTAGACCAAGTCCACGAGGGCAAACTGTTAAAGTAGCAACAAAATATCTGGATGTTGCTAACAAAATTAATTTAGAAAGTCTTTCAAATGAACAGTTGCGTTATTTACAACAAAGTAATGATGCACAGTTATTACAAGATTTAAATATAACAGGTGCTCGTTTACGTCCTTCTTCTAGTTTAATATTAGAAAATCCGTTAGTTTCTCGAGCTTCAAATATTTTAGCTGAAAGAATCCGAAGGGGTGAAGCTCCTGTAATCGCAGATATAACTTCAAGTAAACCTACGGAGTTTTTTGTAAAACTAAGAAATCAACTCTAATTTTATGACAAAAAGTGAACTTGAAAAATATTTAGATAATATTAAAGCTAGAGAAAAACGATTAGAGTCTGACCTTGTTCCTATTACAATAGAAGAAGAAGAGCCAGAAATAATCGAACAAACTCCTCTAGCTTTTAAAGAAACAACTTTACCTTCAGTTTATGATAGACCACAAGATTTTACTGGTAAATCTAGTTTAAGTGCATTAGCTAAAGATGAAGAGTTTGCTACACGAGCAGCTAGATTTTTAGAAGGTGTAGGTAGTAATGATAATATTTTTGAATATCTAAGAGATGCTGATTACAGTCTAAGTGCAGCAATGTCAAGGTCTTTTCAAACAGATAATTGGACACCGGAGCAGATTGAAGATTATAACTATCTAAAACAAAGATTTGACAATACTGATTTAAGTGGTTTTAAAGAAAGATTTGGAGCATTTAAAGATATAGCTGTAGATGTTCTTGCAGACCCTTTAAATATTGTAGCTGCATTATTTGCTATCCCAACTGCTGGTACAAGTGTTGCTACTGCTGCTGCTACAACTACTGCTGCAAAAGCTGCTGCTAGTAAGTTAGCAAAGGCTAAATTACAAGATAGACTAAAAGCTAAAGTTAAAAACATTTCTCAAGATAAAGCTTTAAAACAAGCTGCTTTGTATGGAGCAGTTGAAGGAGCTGCTTGGGGTGGCTTACATAATTATTTCTTACAAGATATTGATATAGATTTAGGAAATAAAGAAGATATGCAGTTAACTGATATTGGAGCATCAACACTATTAGGAGCAGCATTTACTGGCACACTAGCTGGTGGTACAAGATATATGCGAACTAAATTTGCTAAAGTTTCTGAAACTAATGAAAATATGCCACAAGTTTTAAAAGACAAAGAAGATAAATTTAGTAATGAAAATGATATTATTGAAACAAACAGTAATCATTCTCGAAAAGATGTCATAGATGATTTTGAAGCTGATGAAGTTATTGAGTCTAAGGACGGAACATTTTTAGAAAAAGATACAATAAGAGAAACTTTTGATGGAGCTAATAATAAATTAGATTGGTTTTTGTCTCGAAGTATTGGAAAATCTGTTTCTGAATTTGTCGGTTTAGTTAAAAAAGCTCCAAGTTTAAAAAACTTATTAGCTTCTATTCGTTATGATTACATGACAACTTTAACAAAAGGACAAGATGGAGTTACACAAATTAAATTAAATCCTAATGCTGAAGGTGTAGAAGAAATTACAACGCAAACATATGGAGAATTTTTAAGTAGTATAAATGGTTTTTTTCAGTTTGGTCTAGCAAAAGCTTTTAATACTTTATACAGAGTTGGCTTTAGAGCTAAAATATTTGGTGAACAAAGTGAAAACTTAACAAGAATGTTAAGGGATGATAATCTTAGAATTTACGATAAAAGAACCGGTCAAAATGTAACCGGAAGTTTCATTGAAGATTTTGATGTTAATAATTATACTGTAAGAACTAGACAAGGGAAAGAAATAGTTCCTGATAGCTCGTATACTATTAACTTTAAAGATGGTACAAATATGAATGTTAAAGTTGATGAAGGAACTTTAGCATCATATATTGAAACTAAAAGATTATTAAGTAAAGCTTTTATTGATGGACAAGCTGCAAATATTTTTAAAAAAGGCACTACGCAAATTTCTAATTATTTACCTAGAATTTTTAAAAGGTCAGCACTTGCAAATCCTGAAGGTAGGGCACGATTTAAAGCTAAGTTAATAAACTCAGGTCATGCTGACCCATTAAATACTGTTGAAGAAATAACAGTTATCTCAAGTGATAATTTAAGAGTTAGAGGAATCAAAGAAGATGCTATAGGTGTTGACCAAGAAGTCTTCGGTAAAGATTTTTTACAATTATCTGGAGTTCAAGTTCGAGAGGGTCGTAAAGTTGCTAATATAGCTGATGCTACTGCTGAACAAATTGAAAACGCAAGAAATTTAAAAGCTGATGAAATAATTACTGATATGTTAAGTTATCGAGAAATGTCTTTTGAGAATCGTTTAAGAACAAAAGGTGTTCGAACAGAAGGCAGTGGTTTCATGCAGCCTAGAAAGTTTACTAATATTGCTGACAATGAAATTGAAGAGTTTTTAGAAAATGATGTGCAAACAATGTTAGAAACTTATTTTACTAACTACTCTCAAATTTTAAGTAGAAATAAATATTTTGGTAGAAATACTGATGATATTTTAAAAAACAAGATTACTCCAATTATTCAAGAACTAAGACAAAATGGAGTAAGCCCTGACGAAGCAAGAAAAATTGAAGAAAATCTTTTAGGTCTAGTTCAAAGAATATCTGGGTTAGAAAATTATACCGACAGTATATTTAAAAGAACAGCAGGTGGTAGGATTTTTTCAGACTGGGGAAAATTATTTCAACAATTAGCTCACTTACCTTTTGTAACTTTATCTAGTATTACTGAGCCATTAATTTTATTAAGTAGAGTTGGAACAGCAGATGCTTTGCCAACAGCAGGTATTATTGCAAAGTCTATTGTAGATGAAGGTTCTAAATTAATGGAAAGAACTATTAAAGGTTTTCAACGAGGAGTTCTTCGAAAGAAAACTAAAGGTTTTAAAGATATTAATGATGAAACTTGGAGTGAACTATATCAAACTGGATTAGCTTTAGAACAAGCAGTACAAGAAAGATTAGAAGGTTTAGTCGGAGAAGGGATACAAGGTTCATTTGCAAAAACATTACAACAAGGATTTTTTAAGGTTAACTTATTAACTCAATGGACTAAAGCTGTTCAGTTAGCTGCATTTACTACTGGTAAAAGATTAATTACAAAAAATTCTAGATTATTAGCTGAAGGTAATTTAGGAAAAAGACGAAGAAAGTTTTTAAGTCAACAATTAAATGACTTAGGTATTCAAACAGATGATGCTATAAATTGGTATAAAAGTAATACCAAAGATGGTAAGTTTGATTTTTATACTGCTAAAGAAGCTGATTTTTATAAACAAGATTTAACTAGAGGTGCTAATAGATTTACCAAAGAAATTATTTTAAATCCTAGTACAGCAGAAGGAAATAGACCTCTATGGTTTGGAACTCCTGCTGCTCAAATGTTAGTACAGTTTGCAGGATATCCTACTGTTTTTAATAATACTATTTTAAAACGATTTGCATACGAAGGATTAAATAATCCTTTACAAGCAGGAATGTCAAAAATTTTACCAACAATGTTGTTAATGACTAGTGTAGCTCATGTTGGTAATCTAATTAGAAGTAATGGTAATAGTGTTAATGACTATGAAACTGGAGAAAGAAAAACTGATGGTGAAATTATTCAAGATGCAGTTAGACGTTGGGGTGGTTTAGGTCCATTTGATTATGCTTATAGATATGGAAATGAGCAAGAACGAAATACTGGAGACCTTGCAAGTTTTTTAAAAACTTTTGCTGGTCCACTACCTCAAGATTTTATTGATGGAATTTTATATCGTAAAGGTTTAGCTGAAATAGGAGTTACAAATTTACCGGGATATGCAGCTTATGATACTATCTTTGGGGATGGAACTAAAAAACGACTTAGAAGTTTAGCAAGAGGTAAAGAAGAAAAACAACCAACTCCTTTACTTTATAAATACTATGGAATAAGAGAAGCTAAATTTAAAGGTGGTATAGTCACGAATGTTTCTAATGTTAAAGATGAACCAGATGAACGAATTGATAAAATGACTGGTATTCCTTATGATGAACAAGCAGGTTTTATTATGGAAGATGAGGAAGAACGATGAACATCGAACAATGTAAAGAAGAGATTAAAAGACACGAAGGCGAAGTCCTAGAAATTTATATGGATAGTTTAGGCTATAAAACTCTAGGAGTTGGTCATTTATGTCAGCCATATGACCTTGAATATAATTGGGAAGTAGGGACACCGGTATCTCAAGATGTTGTAGATAAATATTATACAATAGACTTTGATAAACATTATGCTGAAGCGATTCATGTATTTGGAAGTCAAGAAGACTTTTTTAATTTACCAGAACCTATTCAGCACGTTTTAGTTAATATGTGTTTTAATTTAGGTGGTACAAGACTTTCTAAGTTTCGCAATATGTTAAAGGCTTGTAGAGAACATAACTGGGATGAAATGGCTAGACAAATGCAAGATAGTCGATGGTTTTATCAAGTTGGTAGACGTAGTGTTGAATTACAACAAGTGGTGTTAGAACAACGATAATGTTACTTTATACAGAAGCACAACTAGAAAAAGCTTATAGAATAGATTGTAAGGCTAGAACTAAATCTAATGAACCATGGATTCAGCTAGAAGAATTTAGACCTTTATATGAAACTTTGCTTGAGCACTATATGAAAGCTTATAATATTGATGATATTTTAGCATCTGATATACCAGAATATTTAATTGACTCTGTAAATGAATTACTTGAAACAACACTAATTTTGGATAAATAATATGTTCCCTTTTGAGATAATAACAATGTTAGGCTCTACTTTGATAAGTAGTTTGTTAAGTTTGTGGTCTCAACGTATGAAGGCTAAACAAGACGAACAAAAGATGTTAATAACTCGTGGAGAGTTTCAGCTAAAAGCTGTAGATGCTGCTAGAAATGTAGAGAATGCAGGGTTTCAATGGACTAGACGTATTATAGCATTGTCGTCAATATTTGCAATAGTAATACTACCTAAATTAGTAGCAGTTTATTATCCAGATGTTGATGTAACAGTCGG